AATGCTGCAGGAATTCCCTATGACCTAGCCCATGCACATATGCAGGCGAAGGGCCGACCACATAGGGAGGGTATGGCGGTAACGCAGGCACATAGCGGGTTTATAGGCTACGGGCTACAATGCCTAGGGATTTATGGTAAAACCGCCACGGCTAAGGCCTTGCGTAGTCTCACTATTGAAGGGAAAACGCATACGAAGCCCGGAATGACTCTTCTCCGGGCGTGTAAACTATATCCTAAGGGGAGCTATGTTATTCTCATTAGGGGCCATGCTACAGCCCTTATTGACGGTCAAATTGTAGATTCTCACCCACAATCAGGGGCAGCATCAGTAGTGGCAATTTATCGGAAGGCTGAATCATGTATCTAGTTATTAATATTTCCACCGGCATTGTCGCTGCGCGTTTTGCATCGCGTGAGAATGCTAATAATTGGTTATCGATGAATAACTTCGATGATGACGGGAATAGTCTCGGATTGTATAAAATTGTGAAGGGACAATGATGCGACACGATTATGTTCATCCCGTGTTTCAGGGAATCCTAAATATGATGATACCTGCGCCAGTTAATCCTGCCTATAAGACTACCGACATATCGGAGGAAGAGCTACGCGCCATCGTCGAACATCATCGGGAAGAGTACCGGCAGGGGCTGGACTATGTGGACGATGACTACGGGGAGGATGACAGGGATTGAAACAGGCCCGGGAAGGCCCTTAAACGGGCCGTAGAGCGATTCTTTTTAACCATTGAAGGGGTACCATGCCCCAAGAAAGCGAGGAACCTAAAATTCGATGCGTTTGCTGCAATAAGGCCTTGTCCGATTATGAGGCTACCCGCCGCCATGCGGTAACAGGGGAATTCTTGGACACTTGTAATATTTGTTTCTCTTCCATAGAAGAGACAACCGCCATCCCGTACACCGACAGGCCCGATTTATTGGGTGAATCAGATTTTGATGACGTAGGGGTTGACAGAGACAACGAATTGTGATACCCTCACTTATAAGTATCTTATAAGACATAGAGTATCTTAAATGTATATATTATCTTATATGTATATAATATCTTAAAGGTATATTATACTTATAAGTATAAGGGGTAACCAATGAATCACAGACTTAAAGAGTATGAGGAATGGTCAACTATTCACGAAGCGGCTAAGTTAGCCCATGTAATTGGGTTGTCTAAGCTTTTCAAAGCGATTGAGCGTGAATGGGAGAATCTAGGCTATCTCTCCGACCCGCGCCTGCAGCATCAGGAAAGGGACAATGAGCAATGATTCTTTTCCTGACTGCTTGCGTTTTTCTGGTAAAACTGATACAATATTGGGATTGAAAGGGGAATTGTATGGCTATGTCGGACGGAGGGAAGGGTTCTAGCCCTCGCCCATTTAGTGTGTCGAATGAAGAGTACGCGCAGCGATGGGATGCTATTTTCGGGAAGGATAAGCCTGCCTGTAAGCATGATGTATGGACGTTTACGGGTGAAGCTTATAAGTGTATCGAATGCGGTATTGAGGCTGAAAAGCCTTATGTGAGTCGATAGATCATCTAACGAAAAGGCTTTATGAACAGTGATTTGTATCTAGGTGATTGCCTAGAAGTAATGAGCAGTATTCCAGACAATTCCGTTGATATGATTCTTTGTGATCTGCCTTATGGGACTACGGCTTGTAAGTGGGATGCTGTGATCCCCTTTGAACCTCTTTGGGAGCAGTACAAGAGGGTCACTAAACCAACAGGAGCTATTGTGCTGACAGCAGCGCAGCCGTTTACCAGCGCCCTTGTGTCGAGCAATCTTAAGGACTTCCGGTACGAGTGGATTTGGGAGAAAGAAAGTCCAAAGAACCCCTTGGTAGCCAATAAGCGAGTGATGCCAAGGCATGAAAATATCCTTGTCTTTTACTCAAAGCATGGGACGTACAACCCTCAAAAGATTCCACGCGAGAAGTTCAGAAACAACAAGCCAGCTTTGTACTCAACAGAGACAAAGGGGGACGCTGTGCTCTTTCAGTCCAACGGCTCTACAGATTTGATGCACCCTTCATCGGTCATTAAATTCTCAGGGCGTCCCGATAGGGGTCTCCACCCGACCCAGAAGCCCGTGGCTCTTATGGAATATCTCATCAAGACGTACACCAACGAGGGTGAAACAGTTTTGGACAACACTATGGGGTCAGGGACTACCGGGGTGGCTTGCGTCAATACAGGCCGGAACTTCATCGGCATTGAAATGGACCCAGGCTACTTCGCCATTGCCCAGCAGCGGATCGAAGCCGCTAGACAGTCTCTCGGAAGATAAACATGGAAAATAAACAACTTGATCCTAACTGGCCTTTCCCTCAGTATGATGAGGAAGGGAATATCTTATGGTATCCTAAAGAGGAAAAGACTGTGAAAGATATTTACCCTGGTGATGTAGAGGATAGCCTATTATGAGCATTGAAGCAATGAAGCAGGCATTGGAGGCGTTGGAGAACGCCCAAGCAAATTTCGGCACGTGGTGGCTGGAAGACATCACCGCCCTACGCGCCGCCATTGAGCAGGCCGAGCGGCAGGATGATGGTGACTGCAAGCGGTGCGGCGGGAAGGGGTGCGTGGCTTGTGATGCGCGTTGCCTTCCTGAGTACGCCCCGCCCCAGCGCCAGCCGCTGAACCTCAACGATTACATCAACGATGCCAACATCTCTGCGGCAGATATGCCGCATACGGTGGTTCAAAAGCTGCAAGCGGCCATCGAGCGCGCCCACGGGATCGGGGGTGAGGCATGAATAAAGAAGATGTGATCCGCATAGCGCGGGAGGCGGGGCTTGACCCTGACCTGTGGAATTACACCGATGCGTTTGAACGCTTTGCCGCCATTGTCGCCGCAGCCGAGCGCGAGGCGTGTGCGAGGGAAGCCGATTACTACGCAGCGCATTCCATCGTTGGGCGAACCATTGCGGAAAGCATCCGCGCAAGAGGTAAAGAATGAGAGTATTAAAGATGATTCTATTATCTCCGATTACTTTACTGTTGGCGGTATGGCAGGCAATCGTGATGATGATTTGTGTGTTTATGTTAGTGTGGCAAGCATTAGAACAATTCGATAGGGATGACCGGTACGACGAATAACTGTGCTATAATATAGCTATGAAACAGCAATCAACTTTTGTTAGGCACATCGCCTGTGAGCATTGTGGTAGTTCCGACGGGAATGCATTGTATTCCGACGGACACACATACTGTATGGTTTGTCATACTTACCAATCGGAAGAAAAGATGGAAGAACTGAGCGTTATCCGCGATGCAGCCGCGCCCCGAAAGGCTGCTGTGACTGTGACTGGTACGTCGCAAGCCCTCACGGATCGTGGCATTACCCGTCCAACGTGTGAAAAGTATGGGGTAACTGTAGACACAGGGACGCACCAATACCCTTACTACAATAAGGACGGCCAGCTAGTGGCGAAGAAGGTGCGGTATGTGGCCGATAAATCGTTCAGTTTTCAGGGAGACAATAAACAGGCTACGCTATTCGGGCAGCAATTGCACCTCGCAGGGGGTAAGTACATTACCATTTGTGAGGGTGAGCTAGACGCTCTAGCCGCCTACCAGATGACCGGATCGCAATGGGCTGTGGTATCCATTAAGAACGGAGCATCAGCCGCTGCTAAGGATTGTAAAGCCCAATTTGAGTATCTGGATTCGTTTGAGAATATCGTTATCTGCTTTGATTCGGATGAGCCTGGGCGTAAAGCAGCGAACGAAGTAGCGGAGCTATTCGGTAACAAGGCTAAGATCGTCAAACATCTGCCGGGGTATAAAGATGCCTGCGATTACCTCGCTGTGGGGGCTGTAAAAGAGTTTGTTAACGCGTGGTGGAAGGCTGAAGAGTATCGCCCAGAAGGGATCGTAACTGTATCGGATATTAAGGATCGCCTGCTGGTTCCTCCGGAGCCGGGAGTGCCTTGGTGTTTCGATACGCTCACGAAGCTAACCTATGGCCGTCGTAAAGGGGAACTGTATGCGTTCGGTGCTGGTGTCGGCGTTGGCAAGACTGACGTATTTACGCAGCAAATTGCGTATGATATCGAGGTTCTTAACGCGAAGGTCGGCGTTATCTACCTTGAGCAAAACGTTGTGGAAACGGCGCAGCGAGTGGCTGGTAAACTGGATCAGAAACTTTACCACATTCCTGACGCTGACTGGTCGCGGGACGATTATATTTCTAGTATTAATCGCCTTGATGATCGTAAGCAGCTATATATGATGGAGCATTTCGGTGCTATGTCATGGGCTAGTGTGAAGAATATCATTAAGTACTTTAGTAAGGCATATGACATTAAGCACATTTACCTTGACCACCTTACTGCTCTGTCTGCTAATGAGCAGGATGAAAGAAGGGCTTTGGATGGTATTATGGCTGATATGGCTAGCCTTGCTCAGTCAGACGGCCTGATTATTCACTTTGTGAGCCACCTAACCACCCCTGAGGGTAAACCGCACGAAGAAGGCGGGCGAGTGATGGAAAAGCACTTTACTGGTTCCCGAGCGATTGCCCGGTGGAGTCACTATATGTTCGGTCTGGAGCGAGATAAGCAGCACGAAGATCCGGTGAAGCGTCAAACCACCACATTCCGGGTGCTGAAGGATCGCTTTACTGGTCGTGCAACTGCGGAAAAGTTTGGATTGTTTTATAATAAAGAAACCGGTATCCTGAAGGAATGCCCCTTGATTTCTGAGCTAGAGCCGCTATGATTGATCTTGAGAATCCTGCTAAAATGTTTGATTTGGATACGCTAGTTCAGCGTTTGATTGATTTGGAAGATCGGTACTATGATTTGCAGTCAAAGTATCATCAGCTAATCCATGAATACGAGACGCTAAAGGAAAAATATGAGGATCGGGCTGGACATAGAAACGAACCTAGCACACGACAAGATCTGGCTGGTTAAAACGATTGATCTGGATACTGGAGAGATTAGGACATGGAAGCAAGCAAGCAGCCTCGCGGAGTTTATAAAGGGCACTACGTTGATAGTAGCTCACAACGGAATCGGCTTCGATTTCAAACTATTGACGAAGCTTTGGAATATGAAGATTCACTTGAGCCAAGTGTGCGATACGTTGATTCTCTCAAGACTGCTAGAGCCGAGCAGAGAGAGCGGGCACTCGCTGGAAAGTTGGGGCGAGGCACTCGGGGTAAGAAAGGTGCAGTATCGGAAGATCTGGGAGTGGATGAATGATCGCGTAGAAGCCTATCCTGGCGAGTGCTACGACGCTCCCATTGAGCCGCTGCTGGATCACTACTGTGCCTCGGATGTGAAGGTGCTGCGAGAGCTTTACCACCACTTGATGGGGCTGAAGGAAAAGCATCAGTTTTCTGATGAGTCGGTGAAGCTGGAGCACATCGTTGCCCGGATTATTTCAGAGCAAGAAGATAACGGATTCAAACTGGACGTACCCTATGCAACTGTGTTACTTACTAACATCCAGACAAAAATGGCTGGACTATATGAGCGAATGCAAGAGTGGTGGCCTCCCGTCACAGTCCAACGATTCTCAGAAAAGACCGGTAAACAACTCAAGGATTCCGTGGTTACTTTCAACCCCGGCAGTCGAAAGCAAGTCGGAGAAAAGCTTGTCGAGCTTGGATGGAAGCCTTCCAAGTTTACCGAAACAGGACAGCCAGTAGTTGACGAAAGTACATTGTCTGGCACCGGTATCCCGGAGGCTGAACTAATCGCGGAGTATTTCCTGCTTCAAAAGCGTGTAGCTCAGATTAAAAGCTGGATTGACGCGGTAGGCGAGGACGGCCGGGTGCATGGTAAGGTAATTACCAATGGTGCGGTTACCGGCCGGATGACCCATTCCGGGCCTAATATGGCGCAAGTGCCTAATAGCGGGAGTTTGTATGGACACGAATGCCGAGAATGTTGGGTTGCAGATGATGGATGGGTTCTGGGGGGTTGTGATGCTAGCGGCTTGGAGTTACGGATGTTGGCCCACTATATGCAAGACCCCGGATATGTTAAAACAGTCACAGAGGGAAAGCGAGAAGATGGAACAGACGTACACACAGTCAACCAGCTAGCTGCCGGCCTTCAAACAAGGGATCAAGCCAAAACTTTTATTTACGCCTTTCTTTATGGCGCGGGTTCGTCCAAGATCGGTTCTATCGTTGGCGGTACAGCTAGGGATGGCGACAAGCTTAAGCAGAAGTTTCTGGCACAGATTCCGGCATTGAAGAAACTGATTGATAAGGTCGGTAAGTATGCGGAGAAGGGCTACGTCCCTGGCCTCGATGGTAGGAAGATATGGGTGCGGTCTGAACACGCAGCACTCAATTCACTACTGCAGGGTGCAGGGGCGATTGTGATGAAGAAAGCATTGGAGATATTCTATCGTCGGTGCCGCGCCAACAAGTGGGAAGTAAAGCTTGTGGCTAATGTGCATGATGAGTTCCAGTTTGAGACACGCCCCGCTATTGCGGAGATTGTGGGCGAGGCTGCGAAACAGAGTATCATTGATGCCGGGGAGTATTTCAAATTACGCTGTCCTTTGGACGGCGAATACAAGATTGGAAAGTCATGGAAAGAGACTCACTAAACCCTGATGACTACGATTACCAGATCGTGCTTCAGGTGAAGGATAACATTCTGCGAGTCATGGCTACAGCTAACCTAGAACTGAATGAAGTACAGGACTTACTGAGGCAAGCACTTAATGAAATGGACAAGGAGCTAGACAGTAACCCTCCAACTTATCTGCAATAGTTGCATTCTGTAGAATCCGTGGTATAATATTAGTATTGAGAGTGTGACGGAATCGGTAGACGTAGCGGACTTAAAATCCGCCGCCGCAAGGCATAAGGGTTCGAGTCCCTTCTCTCTCACCAGCCCCTGTAGCATGAAGGTCGTGCAGTTGCCTTGTAAGCATCCGGCCCTGGTTCGATTCCGGGTAGGGGCACCAACATAACGTGTAACAAAAAGGAAACACAATGAGTGATCTGAAACCTGTGCGTATCAATGCTGAAATCTGTTTCGCTTATGATATGTATAACCTGAACAAGAAGTTCGATGAGAATAACAAGAAGTACCAATGTACTCTCGGTAAGCTGTCTGAGGCTGCTTGTGAGGCTCTGAAGGAGCTTGGCATCAAGGTTAAGGACAAAGAGATTCCCGGTAAGCATATCGTCGGTAAGAGCCTGTATAAATTCCAACTTGTCGATAAGGATGGTAATGAGATTCCTGTCGAGCGTGTGGGTAATGGCACTAAGGTTGTTGCCCTTGTTTCGTCTTACCGCCATAAAATGTCTTCCATGCACGGGGCTGCGCCGTCGATCAAAAAACTGATCGTGACTGAGCTTGTGGAATACAACCCCGAGCGTTCCGTTGAGGAAGAAGACCTCGTACTGTAATGAGCACAGAGCCGCCTAAAGTGGCTCTTCTGGATGCCGACTTTCTGGTGTATCGGATTGGCTTTTCTACGGAAGATGCAACCGAGCAAATTGCCAGGAGTCGGCTGACAGAGTGGCTAACAGATATCGTTTATATAAATTTAGGCTGCGAAGACTATAAAGCTTGGATTACCGGTAAGACTAACTATCGGAATGAAGTGGCAGTAACACAGCCTTACAAGGGAAACAGGAAAGATTTTGTAAAGCCGAAACACTATGACGCGCTGCGGGATCACCTGATTCGTTTAGGTGCTGTTGTTACTGAAGGGGAAGAGGCTGATGACGCTGTTGCTATTGAGTCTAGTTGCGGGTATTATTGGATCGTACATCAGGACAAAGATCTAAACCAGCTTCCCGGTCATCACTACAATCCAGTAACTGACGAACGATATTATGTCAGCGATATAGAGGCGTTGCGTAACTTCTACACTCAGCTACTAACAGGCGACAGGACAGATCATATCAAAGGCCTACACATGATCGGGCCTAAGAAAGCAGAGAAGATCCTGGCCGACTGTACGACAGAGGCTGAGATGTACGCAGCCGTGAAGAAGGCATACGAGAATAAAGAAGAGCCGTTCGAGAGATTAGTTGAGAACGGAAAATTGTTGTGGCTCCGCAGGGAGCCGGGTCAGATGTGGGAGCCGCCTAGTGAAACCAAGTAGCGCAAAACAAAAGGGACGGATCTTACAGCAATGGGTACGGGATAAGATGATGGAACACGCCCCTGAGCTTCGTGAGGGGGATGTACGCAGTACGTCAATGGGTGCGGGAGGGGAAGATGTGCAGTTGTCGCCCACAGCCAGAGATGTATATCCCATGCAGATTGAGTGTAAGAACCGAGCTAAGATTGCTGTCTATGAGGACTACAAACAGGCTGCTGCCCACGGCCCTTATGAGCCTGTCCTAATTATCAAGCAAAACCATTGCAAGCCCCTGGCTGTCGTGGATGCTGATTACTTCTTTAGAAAGTTTAAGAATGGCCCAAGTTCTGGATCTTGATGAGCATGAAGACGGAAGTGCCACAATCACTTTCGACTTTACCCCGGAAGAGATGAAGTCCCTTCTCAACTTCGCTGTGACTGAAGCTTTGATGAACGGACTAAACCGAAATAAACGAACTGTTGTAACTGAGGATTTCTATGATCTCGGCGGAACTGATTGATTCGTGTGGCTCTGACCTGTCTGTGGTCAATGCTGCTCGGGTTAGCTTCGATAAGGTTTCGACTGAAATGTCGGATCGTGATGAGAAGCTTATTGCCTATCTCGCTAAACACAAGCATACCAGCCCCTTTAACCATTGCTTTGCGTCGTTCAGGGTTAATGCGCCTGTGTTTGTAGCTCGCCAATTAGTTAAGCACAAGTTTCTGCCTTGGAATGAAACTAGCCGCAGGTATGTGGACACTCCACCAGAGTTCTACCGGCCTGAGGTGTGGCGGGCTAAGGCAGACAACGTAAAGCAGGGTAGCAGCGACTATCAGGTGGAAGAGTCATGGAAGGCTATGGAATGGGCCAGGAAAGCGACAGCAGAAGCCTTCTGGGCTTACAGCAACCTGCTGGATCACGGCGTGTGTCCTGAGCAAGCCCGCATGGTGCTGCCTCAGAATATGATGACCGAATGGATCTGGTCGGGTACGCTAGGTGCATGGGCGGATATGTGTCAGCTACGTCTGGATTCCCATTCTCAGTACGAAACCCGTCTAGTAGCGGAACAGATTAGTAAGCATCTAAAAGGTATTTTCCCTATTAGCTGGAAAGCTTTGTTGGAAGGAAATTAATGGATTTTGATCGGTATCAGTATGAAGCCTCGTTTACCATGCTGCCTAGCGCAGCAAATTACCAGTATTTGATTACGGGGCTGGCAGCAGAAGCTGGAGAAGTGGCCGGTGTGTACGCTAAGCATATTCGTGACGAAACCAAAGTCAACGAGATGCGCGATAAGCTGGCAAAGGAATTAGGCGATGTATTGTGGTTTGTGGCTATGCTTGCTGAACTGTCTGATATTGATTTAGCTTCAGTAGCTGAACAAAACATTGAAAAACTCAAGTCCCGACAGGCTCGGGGTAAACTGAAAGGATCTGGCGATGATCGGTGAGCAAGCAATTGAACAGTATTCGGAGCATACGGAAGATTATGGTAAACTGACCCTTATCTATCGGGATGCTTATAATGGTAACGTGTTTACGGCAGACTATACGCTGACGGAAGATGATCTGTTCTGGGATAGCCTGCTACAGAAATTTATAAAGTTTCTGGAGGGAAGCGGTTACTACGTCCAGGGGAAGGTTTTCCTGCAAGACGGCCCCTTTGTCGGTGAGCGATGGGAAGGCCCAGTTATCCGTAATGACGAATGATGCGAATACTCTGTATCCCTGACACGCAGGTGCGTGAGGGAGTTCCCCTGGAGCACCTCACCTGGGCCGGCAAAGCTATCGTGGATTACAAGCCTGATGTGGTGATCCACATGGGCGACCATGCCGATATGCCTAGCCTATCCTCACACGATATCAAAGGCTCCAAATACTTTGAGGGGCTGCGATACAAGAAGGACGTAGAGGCTGCTAAAGAGGGCATGAAGACCCTCCTGGCACCTCTTAAAGAGCTTCAGGACAAGCAGAAGAAGAACAAAGAAAAGGTGTATAAGCCCCGCAAGATCTTCCTGTTGGGCAATCATGAGAACAGGATCGACCGGGCGGTGAATAACAACCCAACCCTTGAGGGGTTAATCAGCACGAAAGATCTGGGATATGAGAAAGATTGGGAGGTTTTTCCTTTCCTTCATCCAGTATTTGTGGGTGGGGTTGGCTTTAATCACTACTGGCCTGTGGGTGCTATGGGTCGCCCTGCTGGAACTGCTGCAGCAATTGTCAACAAGTTGCATATGTCTTGCATCGCGGGTCATCAACAAGGGAAACAAGTTGCTTATGGAAAACGTGCGGATGGAAAGCCTATTTGTGCTATCATTGCCGGAAGCTATTATCTACACGATGAGTCCTATATGGATCAGCTTAGTAATCGCCATTGGCGAGGCCTTTTGATTCTTAACGAAGTTCAGGATGGTCACTTCGATGAACTGTTCCTGAGCATCGAATACTTACAGAGGAAGTATGGACAAGTGTAATACCTGTTTCTTTGGGTCAATTAAAGACAGTCCTATTGCCCCATGCAGAGGCTGTTCTGGCTATAGTAAGTATGTGAAGGATAGCGTGTATTTTTGGGGAGAGAAGCCAATGCCAGAAGAAACCACCCAATACGATGTGGTAAGCAAGCCCAAGCATTATATGCTGTTTGAAGACAAGCAGCTAGAGGTTCGAGATGTGATTCAGAGGCTGCTGGACAAGATCGAAGGCAGCGAAGTGGTAGACTTCAATCCTATCGACTATGCCGACTATTTCCAAGCAATGGCGTACTTTATGCGTTTCATGGACAAGAACGGCAAGGAAGACCTAGAAAAAGGGGTCTGGTACATTAACAAACTTATCTCTGCGTGGGAATCGTGAATCCGCTCACGCTAGAAGAAGTCAAAGAGAGGCTCAAGACGCTCGATGAGATATCCCTGCTGGAGTTGCTGCGGCTAACCAGCGAGGATCTTGTCGAAGCGTTTTCCTATGAGATTGAGACAGATCTAGAACGATTAGAAAAGGAAGTAAATGAGTACGAGTGAATACATGGGGATTCAGATTGACTACAGCCGCGACCGGATGTTCGATGAACTCGGCCTTAAGCGGATGAAAGAATCGTATATGCGGGATGAAGAGAAAAGCCCGCAAGAGCGTTTTGCGTATGTCTCCAAGTATTTCGGCACGGATGCGGCTCACGCCCAACGTCTGTACGAGTATGCCTCTAAGCATTGGCTGTCGTATTCAACCCCTATCCTGAGCTTTGGGCGGTCTAAGAAAGGGCTTCCGATTAGCTGTTTCCTGAACTGGATCGAGGATACCGCTGAGGGTCTGGTCGAGAACTATTCGGAAACCAGTTGGCTGTCCATGCTCGGGGGCGGTGTCGGTATCGGGTTTGGTATCCGCCATGCTGGCGAGAAGTCCACCGGTATCATGCCTCACCTCAAGACCTACGACGCTAGTTCCCTTGCCTACAAGCAGGGTACAACCCGTCGTGGATCGTATGCTGCGTATCTGGACATTGACCACCCGGATATCCTGACGTTTCTGGAGATGCGGAAACCTACCGGTGACCCTAATCAACGGGCCTTGAACCTCCACCACGGCATTAACATTACCAATGCCTTTATGGAGAAAATTCAGGACGCGATGATGGTTGGCGGTAACGATTCCTGGGATCTGAAAGATCGCGCTACCGGTGAGGTAGTGGATACTGTAAGTGCCCGAGAATTGTGGCAACGCATTCTGGAAACCCGGATGCAAACCGGTGAGCCTTACCTGCACTTTATTGACACCAGCAACGAGGCTCTGCCTCCCTGGCTGCAAGACAAGGGCTTGAAGGTGCGCCAAAGCAACCTGTGCTCCGAGATTGTGCTGCCGACCAGTAACGAGCGTACAGCCGTGTGCTGCCTGTCGTCGGTGAATCTGGAATACTTTGATGATTGGGAACGTGATCCTCTGTTCCTGATGGATATTGCTGAGATGCTGGATAACGTATTGCAATACTTCATTGACAATGCGCCAGATACTGTGGCACGAGCAAAGTATTCCGCTATGCGTGAGCGTAGTATCGGTGTGGGTGCTCTGGGCTTCCATGCATATCTGCAGAAGAACCTGATGCCGTTTGAGTCGCCTATGGCTATCGGCCGGAATATCAAGATCTTCAAGCATATCCGCGAAGGCCTTGAGGATGCCAACAACGTGTTAGCTAACAAGCGAGGAAGCTGTCCTGATGCTGAATCAAGTGGTTATCAAAAGCGTTTTAGTCATGTTATGGCAATTGCGCCTAACGCAACTAGTTCTATCATCATGGGGAACACCAGCCCAAGTATTGAGCCGTTCAGGGCAAACGCCTACCGACAGGACACCCTCTCGGGATCGTTCCTGAACAAGAACCGATATTTGGATAAGCTGATTCAATCCAAGTGTGAAGCTAACCCTGAGCTAGATGCGGATGATCTGTGGTCGTCGATTATTGCCCATGAGGGCAGTATTCAGCACCTGGGGATCTTCTCGGATTGGGAAAAGGATGTGTTCAAGACTGCGATGGAAATTGACCAGCGATGGGTGGTGCAACACGCTGCCGACCGCCAGGAATTTATCGACCAAGCACAGTCTGTGAACCTGTTCTTCCGTCCGGATGTGAATATCAAGTATCTGCATCTGGTACACTACATGGCCTGGGCGCGTAAGCTTAAGAGCCTGTACTACTGCCGCAGCGAAAAGATCAGCAAGGCTGACAAAGTGAGTAAAACAATCGAACGTAAAGCCATTGAAGAAACTAAGATTGATGATCTTATCAATGGTGAAACCTGTCTTGCGTGTGAGGGCTAATGGTTAAAAAGAAATTCATGCTGACGGAGGATCGTAGTTTCTTCCGTCCCTTTTCCTATCCCTGGGCCTACGATGCTTGGCTCACCCATGAGCAGTCCCATTGGCTGCATACTGAGGTGCCCATGCTGGAGGACGTTAAGGACTATAAGAACCGACTGACCAAAGAGGAACAGGACTTCCTGACGAAGATCCTGCGATTCTTTGTGCAGGGCGATCTGGACATTGGGGAAGGCTATACTAAGCACTACCTGCCTGTCTTTAACCAGCCGGAAGTCAGGATGATGATGAACGGATTCGTGGGGCGTGAAGCCCTCCACGTTGCCGCTTATGCTCACCTGATCGAAACCCTGGGGCTTCCTGAAGCCACCTATAACGAGTTCCTGCAGTATGGTGAAATGGTGGAGAAGCACGAGTTTGTAAAGAACTTGGATAACTTCTCCCTGCCAGAGAAGATTGCGATTATCTCCGCCTTTGGCGAGGGTATGCAGCTATTCTCTAGCTTTATCATGCTGCTGAACTTTGCCAGACATGGTAAGATGCGTGGCCTGGGACAGATTATCTCTTGGTCTATTGTCGATGAGACACAGCACGCCGAGGGGATGATTAAGGTCTACCGGGAGTACGTCAAGCAAAACCCGAATGATTCAACGCCTGAGGATATCAAGGCGATTGCAGTCAAGATGGTAGAGCTTGAGGACAAGTTCATTGACCTAGCCTTTAACATGGTGAAGGTCGAGGGGCTGACAGAAGAAGAGGTGAAGCTGTATATCCGGTATATCGCTGATCGTCGCCTGATCCAGATGGG